AAGCATGGCTCAAGGAAATACCTGATTACGATTTAATTACTTTTAGATGTGAATCAGCAGATCCAGATCGTCAGTTTCTGATTTGGTATAAGTGGTTGGCTCGTCATTTGCGTGACTACACAATTTCAACCGCACCTGAATTTAAAAGTGTTTTTATTCACAAAAAACCAGTATTAGAATAATAAAAACCGGAGGTTTTATGCACAAACTTAATGAGTATTTGGAAGTCGCTCTTGCTGTTCACGCAGCTTGTTCCGCTATTTGCGCTTTGACTCCTACACCAAAAGACGATGCGTTTGTTCGAAAGGCTTATCGTTTAATTGAAATTGGTGCGCTTGTTATTGGTCGGGCGAAGCAGCGTTAATTAACTGCTTGAAACCACCAAACAACTCCTTTATTTTTTTCCACCCAATTACGCGTTGTATACGCTTTTTCTTTAGAAATAGTTGCACACTTCCTTTCTTCTCCAACTTCCCAACATATATGGACCCTAATAAATGGGTCCTTTTTTATTTTCATTTTTCAATAGTCCCACCTGATGCGTTGTTTTGTGCGTCTAATACCTAAATGTACAAATCCTTTTTGAGCGCCGTATCCCACAGAATAAGGCCAATTTTTGTCGCAATATTTTTGAACTTCATAAATATCCGCGCCCTTCACATAAAAATCAACAGCGCCTTCATTTGCAACACTATATAAATGCTCAGATCCACTGGCTCCGCCAACTGCTTTATTAATGGACGGTGGCCTGTGTCCACTAGTTATGATAAGTGGCTTATTTCCAAAAGCAGTTCTTACTTTTTCAAGGAATCGGCAAAGTTCAATTGCTGTTTCACATTGGTGCTGAGAAGTAAAGCGCCGTCCTTCCTGATTCAAACACAGTTCCCCATAAGCAATATTAGGAGTAATCTTGTATTCAAAAGGACTTTTAGGAGTGAAAGGCCTTGCGGCAGCAACCGGATCTTTTTTATTTGTTACGCCAGTTGTTGTTCCAATCTGGCGATCCATGATCTGAATTAATTTAGTTGCGTACCCTGGATCTGTTGCATATTTTTCTGTCACCAAAAGCTCGGCGCATTCATTGCGATTTTTGGCGCGGTTGACGCCCTTATAAGTTTCGAAGTCTTTGTACCACCGGTCAATTAAATATTGAATAGCTGTTTCTAGATCAGGAAAATCAAGAAAACCAGCAGTAATTTCTACCCATTTACCATTAATGAATTCCTTGGTTCCGGCACTGGTGCCATTACCTTTCAATCCGAAAGCATTCCACTTACCTGAAAAAGCTTTGCCCCATGAGCTTTCTAAGGCCCATTGAGCGGCTACAACTTCAGGAAACTTTGCCCCTGCTTCTTTAGCTTTCAGTAAAACACCATTCCAGGTATTAATATCAGGCTTGGCTTGAGACAGTTGGTCTTCTCGGTACTGCTTGGCAAACTCTTCTTTTTGTTCTTCTGTCAGGATTGAATTCAACCAGCGAAAAGCCTTTACTTGACCATCAAGACCACGGAAATACGTGGCGGCATCTAAAAGATTAATTGTCATTTATTTTAAATATCTCTTCTCTACTACTATAAATTACTTGTTTTAATTTAATTAACCAAACAAAGCGTCAATTGCCGAAGGCTTTTCTTCTATGTAAGCTTTATAAGCACTGATTACTTCTGGCGTCCATAACGCCTCAGCAATTTTTTTCATTTCATGACATTCATCGGTCATGTCGTCACCTGGAGCTTTTACGTGGCGGATGTATGTACGAGAAATCTCTACTCCATCTTTCTCGACAATATCCGAACGTCGGCATTGCAGAATATAGAAAGGTGGAAGAACTTGAACTTGGTGCTCGTGACGCTCGGTGAAAGTTGCCATTTTAAATTTTAGTTATTTTTCTAGTTTAGAATCCTGAAACTTCATAAAAACACTGGACATACAGAGAGGCGGCTGTATCAATTGCTTTAGCAACTAAAGTCTGTGCAACGCCTGTAACTAAAGTGGAATAAAGATCTGCATAGGTTGTACCAGCTGCAATTAATGCTTGTACTAAATGACCAGATGTTGTGGTCATGTTGCTGCAAACAACATTTACAGGCGGCACATTATTTGCAGTTGGATCTGTTACAAACGGAAAATTACCAACCCTCATATTTCCAGTGCCTGTATGGGCGCTCCAAACAAGAATGGCCAAGATAAAAACAGTGTCTCCCATTTTTGTGTACCTTCCAACTTGTACACTGTACGTTCCAGCACCAGCTGCAGTTGTACCGATGATTGTTGGAGTGAAAGTTCCCTCTTCGTAATCATCTAACGTATTTGCGTTTGCCGAGGCTGTCGCTGTAGCGGGAAATGTAACTCCACTTAAGGTATGCAATAACACACCTGATACCGTCTGTCCCGTTATAGCGGTAAACAATCCGGCAGCTCCGGTAACTGTTGCGCCTGTAACAGTAGTAAAACCTGCTGTACCCCCGGTTAACGTTGTGAACTGCCCAGTGTTTCCAGTGATTGTGGTGCCGGAGACACTGGTTGTAAACGTTGCTGTGCCGCCTGTGACAGTTGTAAAACGACCCGTATTACCGGTGACTACCAATCCACTGACTTCGGTCGTGCCAACAATATCGACACCTGTTACATCGGTGAATCTTCCGGTATTTCCTGTGATTACTGTTCCGGAAAGATTCGCGGTAAAAACACCAGAAACACCTGTAATGTTGGCATATTGACCGTTGTCACCCGTAATTGTTGCACCAGACAAGCGTGTCGTGAATGTACCGGAAACGCCAGTGACTGTGGAAATATTTCCAATTGCGGCATTAACGGTAGTTCCCGTTATTGTGGTTCCGGTGACTGTTGTAAAGCCTGCTGTATCACCGGTTAAGGTTGTGAATTGTCCGGTGTTACCTGTAACAGTGTCGCCAGAAACCCTGGTGGTGTAGTTACCAGTAACCGCGTTGATTGTGGTTACGTTTGCCGTTGTGCCTGTAATAGTTGTTCCGGTAATAGTACCGGTAACATTCATGTTTCCACTGATGATCGGGTTTCGTACAAAACCGGAAACGTTGACGGATTGATTAACGCCAGAGTTGGTAAAAGTTATTGTGTCAAATCGTGCCTCCCCGTACGAATATGTCATATTTATAAATCAAAGCTTTTTTCTACTATAAAATGGCTATTCTTTATGGGGCTTCAGGCCATTCAAAATCAAAGGGAAAGCCTTCTTGAAGTGTTAAATTTCTAAGTTTTTGGCGGTATTCGGCCCAGGCTGCCTGATCTACTGGCGCATCTGGTAATTGAGTCCAATCGGAATTCATCAATAATCTTGTTCGCTTGCCTTTGATTTCAGTAATCAAAGATTGCGTTTTAAAATTAATTTCTTTTTCTGATAGCTCAATAACTTTCCAGGTTCGGTGATAAAAATTATTTTTAAATTCAGGCCAGTCTTCTTCGACTCTTTGTTTGTAAATATTAATTTCGGGCGGCGCTGAATCAAGTACTTCAATAAAACCTTCAGGGGGACTGAATGGAACAGAAAAACTTGTTTCAGGAAATCTAAGTTGAATATCCGTGCTATACAACGGGTATTCAACAATTTCATTATTTTCAATTCTTGCGTAAGCCATGTATTTATAACACAGTTAAAGAAGTTGTCCCAGAGGCAAACCCGGTTCCAAGGGTTGTGGTTCCTGTTGTGTAAGTAGGTGTTAATCCGGTAAGTGTAACAGTTCCGGCTGTTATCGCCCCCGTGGCCTCTGTAAATACGCCTGTTGCTATTGTAACAGTAATATTGCTGGTGATAAGAGGGAAAGTGCCCAGATTGCCTCCGTTTGTTCTTAACCCTTTTAAAAGACTACTGTAATTTGTTGCTAAATCATCAAGACTTATATCTGTCACATGATAAATTACATTGCTGCTTGGGTCTAAAACTGCGTCATACGTGAATGTATCCCAGCCACTTGCGTTTGCGTACGTTTTTATAGAACGTTGGTACTCTAAAACTCCATTTGCGCTATATTTGGCCGTCCAAGTATAGTTATCTTCAGCTAATCCACTGGCCCCAGGGGTTGAATAACCGACATTTCCAACTACAATCGTGGATCCATCTCCGGTAATGCAGGTTATTGCGCCAACAGTGACCACGGGATATTCTCCAGATCCCACGCTAAAAGCGGGCGCTGTTAACTTTCTAGACCAAAGAAGAGTTCCCGCAGAATTATATTTAACTACATGCATTCGATCGCTATAGTTAATCATGCCAACAATGATATTGTTTTGAGCATCATTGGTCATGGCTGATACATCACCGTAAACCCCAGGCGTGTCATATAGATATCGTTGCCACTGAATTGTTCCGCTTGTATTGTATTTGGTAATATACCCGATAGTATCAAAACCCGCAGTAGCATATTTTCCTCCCACGTATACGTCTCCACTGGTATCAATCGTAAGACAATACGCAGCACATTCTTGAGAAGTTGTTCCCTGGCCCCTGATTGTTCTTTGCCATTGAAGGACGCCAGCGGTATTGTATTTTAAAACAAGAGCCCTTGTAAAATCAGTTGTGTTAATTGTTAAAATATCTCCAACTACATAAATATTGTCGTTTTTATCTATTTTGGAATTCCAAGGAGTAATAGTTGGGCTTTGTCCATCAAAAAAAGTTGTGTCTCTAAGGCTGCGTTGAAATTGTAAAGTTCCATTTGAATCGTATTTATAAAAACAAAGTTCAGTACCACCAAATCCACTTGCATTTACATAGCCAAGCGATCCAGCGATATACACATTGTTGGCGCTATCAATAGATACCTGCTGAAACTGCAAGGGTTCTGTGAAAGTTGTACTTAATACTCGTTGCCAATTAACGCTGCCATCGTTTCTGTTGTTATAAACATAACCGGCAGACTGTCCTCCTGCATTTGGATAAACACCACCAGCATGAACTATATTTCCATTTGGTCCTATAGCAACTGAATTAACCGCAAAGTAACCCGCAAAATTTGGAGCGGTTGTCGGATCTGGTCTTCCGACAAGGCTAAAAAAGAAGTTTTTGGGTGATTCAGACGAATTAAAAACAAACTGTGCTGTAATCGGGTTCATATTATGTCGTGTAATTTGTCAGGCTTGAACCGCGCCAGCGGCTGCCTCCGTCATCAGTAATAAAAGAAACCAAGTGGGTGCGCCCTGTGATTAAAGTCGGCGCTGTGCCCCCAGGCCATTGTACGTTGCCGAACCAAGTTACGTTTCCAGAGGTGACTGTTAATTCAATTGTGAATGCATAGCTTCTTCCAGAGACTGGGACATTGCTAACTGTGAAAGTGCTATTGCTTGTAATTGTTTTTGTATAATAGTTTCCGCTGCTGCAATCAATATTTAATGCGGCTACTGCGGACACATTTTGAACATAAATTCCATTTAGATCTAAAAAGGAATTAACACCAGTAATTGTACTAACAGCTGTCTGCCCAATTCCAATTCCTTTGCTATAAACACCGCTTACAAAATTTGCCGTTGCGCCTGAAGTAGTGGTCCCTGTAAGCGTAGTAAAACCTGCTCCATTTCCTGTAAGTGTTGTAAATTGACCTGTGTTACCTGTAACAGTAGCGCCGGAAAGAAAAGCAGTAAATGTGCCTGTGCTGACAGTAATCGTTCCAAATTGCCCCGTGGTTCCGGTAACAAATGAAAGTACGCCACTTACGCCGGTAATGTTTGTAAATTGACCGGTATTACCCGTGATCAACAAACCAGAAAGTGTAGATGTGAAAACACCTGTACCACCGGTTAATGTTGTGAATTGTGCCGTATTTCCGGTTACTGTTGCGCCAGAAATATGTGTTGTGAACGTGCCAGAAACTCCAGTTGCGTTAGAAATTAATAGCGTATCTCCTGTTACGGTGTTTCCAGAAAGTCGGCTTGTAAATGTTCCCGATACCCCGGTAATATTTGTAAATTGAACAGTATTACCAGTGATTAAATTACCAGATATTGTGCTTGTGCTATTAACATCAATAAAATTTGCGATCTGGCCGGAGACGTTTCCGGTGTAAGTAGTGCTTCCTGTTGTCGCTTCTGCTAAACCAGAAACAGTAATTGAATAATCTGTTCCGCCCCTGGTAAAGATAATACGATCAATTTTTAAAGAACCGTACGGCATTGTACTAAATTATGGCAGAATAATAAACGGTCCTTTAACAATAATACCCGACACACCTCCAGAAATTAAACCGGAGACGTTGATTGCTACTCCTGATCCAGAGGGAAGAGTGACTGTTAATGTGCTTCCCGTAATATCAGTGAATTGCGCCGTTTGTCCTGTAAATGTTTGGCCTGAAACAGTGCCTGTTACATTGATTCCGGAACTAAAATAACCGGAACCAAGCGTTCTTGTGTCTCCGGAAAAAATATTATTTCCAGAGTAAAGAACGTTGGTTGCCTGGAAAGTTGTGAAGTAACCACTGACTCCACTGATAATTGTTCCGGATAAATTTGAAAAAGTGCCAGAAACGCTATTGATTAGTTGGCCGCTTTGGATTGTAATGGGGCCTGTAATTACGCCGCCGGTATAAGGAAGGTACTTGGTTTCTAAATAATTATTAAATTCTTCTAAAGTAATCTTCTTATTTTTTAAAGTCGGATCAACCTCAAAGACTTTTACCAAAGTCAGAAGATCCTGCTCTGATAAATCTGCTCCCAAAATTGAGGGCAGCTCTGTAATTCGTCTATTTGCCACTTACGGTTTCAATGCCTATACTTGATTATAGCTTTCTTATTTTCTAATATTTACTTCAATTTTAGGAAGAGAATTGACGGCAAAATTCCAGGTGAACTGGACGCCTGTCCAAATTCCGACCGAAAGCACAAAAAATAAAATCAACTCAGCTACGGTCAAATTTCTTTTTACATAAACAATCTGAGTCGGTACTTGAGGGCTGAACTCGGGAACTGGAGCGGATTCCTGGGGTTTTTGCTGAGCCATGTACTGAGCAATTGCAAGTTCACGAGCCCGTTGCTTCATGGCCTCGACATCGGTAAATGCCGGTGGGACGGAAGGCTGTGCCATCACCTGGGTGGGAGGGATACTGGAACCAGGGACTCCGGCCTGCGAAGGGGCTCCCGTCGAAATTTGTTCTTCCACAATTAAGCAAAACAATTAAAAAAAGACTAGCATCTAATCAAGTAAAGTGTTGCCATGAATCACGGATTGCGAAAAGGACTTGAAGATATTGCCTGGGAGCTCAAAGGCATTAAAAATATCTTGTCCGCCATGTGGCACAGCCGCTATCAATCAGGAGAGACCGACCTGCTGAATCCCCTGTCTTTCTCTGACGAATACATTTCCACAGAGGAGGCTGCCCGTAGGCTCCAGGTTTCAGATCAGACGATCAGAAATTGGATTGCCATGGGCCGAAAAAACAAGGAGAAAGGTTGGACCGAGGGGATTCATTACGTCAATATCAATCCCGATGGAAACAAAAAAGCTGTGATTCGCATTCCTTGGAATTATATTGTTCAATCTTTTGCCAAAAATCGTCCAATCGAGGATGACGATACATATAAAACCAGATTATATGTAACGACTACTGAAGGGAAATTGTAAGAATGGCTTATAGGTTTTACGCAATTGACATTTCTCAAGTCACAGTTGAGAACTATGAAGAGCTGCTTTCGACCTCGTTAGCAGCACAGGTAAAAATGTTTCTTCCCCCGGACGGCTCTTTTGACACGCCTTGTCTGCGGCGGTATTTAGAAAATATAAAAACGTATGAAGAGGAAGACGCTAATTCAAACATGACTTTGGCGAATAGGTTAAGACTTGCATTTGCAGATCTGAAACCAGATACAATTTGTGGCAAATTCCCGGCGGCAGAGCTTCCGCTAAAAAGACGTTTGAGATGCGTTGCTGAATATTTGATTCGATCTGGAGAATTTGATAAGTTAAAAGACGAAAACGGAAAACTAATTAAAAAACGCGGGAACCTTGGTAAATTAGTCGTGATTTACCAGCCCCTTCCCAAGCTTTTAGAAGCGCTCCACAAACAAAGATTGCTCAATCATGAATAGGCGTGAAAAATTATTGGCATCTGCCATTGGCCCTGACCTTGATGAGACCAAGGCTAAGATGCTTGATGCCACCATTAAGTTAATTCTTGGTGACATGGGGCAACATTACTGCAAGTTTTGGGAATCAGAAGGTCCAGGTGTCATGTGCATGCAGCCTGATAGCGACCGGACCATGTTTTTCTTAACGTTAAAAGAATTAAATGCAGCGCAAGAGCAATGCGAACGCGATAATAATGGCGACCTTGCTGAAACGTTCCGTCGCATTTTAAGTGCTGCTCAAAAAATTGATCCCGCAGAAAAAGCTGGATACATTATCAATGATAAAGACGGCATCCGTTATTTGGAAATTG